GAGCACTAAAGAGCTCTCTGTTCAGGAACCTTTCGGTTTCCCTGACCGGCCTGTGGACCGGTGCGAGGCATCGCACTGTCTATGAGTCGACTCTCAACACCCAAGGTGATGTTCGCGGACATGATCTGGGCAACCAGTTCACGTTTCAAGAACCTCTTTGCAGCGGGGCGGGAAAGTACATTCTCCAAACGCTTGCGCGCCTTGGTATTGGTAGAAAGTGACGGAGATGTGCGTATCGTCCATAAGGCAATACGCTTATCTCGGTGACTGATTCTGGAGTCTCGGATAGCTTGTTCAAGGAGTTCAATAGGGGGGTGCTTACTAGGCCTGTTCAGCCTAGACCTCTTTTTGAAGTCCTTGAATGAGAGTGGGATTGGTGCATCTGGCTCACTGCCTCTTGTGAGTGTAGTTAGATGCTGGGCGGTCTTGAAGATAATCACGAACTCGGATAGTTCTATTTGTCCTGAGTTAGTGAGGTTCTTCTCGATCTCCTTAGACACTGCTTTGGGTAAATGTTGCGGGCGGTAGAGCCCAGTTCGGCCTTGAGCGAGCCTTACTAAGCCACCTATCTCCAACGCACCCTTACCTGAACCGTAGTGCCTAACTTTTCCCGGTCCGACTCTGCTTGGTAACAACCTTCGGCGGGTTGCGTCGCTGACGATGGGTAGTATAGATCCACCTAGTGAGTCAGCCACGGCTAGTGCATTATGAGTCTTGTTTGCAAGATACTTGGCGGCTGTCAAGGCACTGAGGTGCCCTATTTCCTGGGCAACCGCAATGCTTCCGTCAGGTATCACAAGCCTCTCGCAGAAAACGCCGCATCGTCCTACGAATGATTTGGAATGGTTGACAACCAGACCAAGTCGCTCTAGGGTGGTGGTGTATTTAGATATGACGGTTCTTGGCCAGAACCCGACTAGATCATCACCACAGACGCGATATGTTTCCTTTCTCGCACCAGCATACCAAGCAGAGAAGCCGTTGAGTAGGGACAAAATCACCCAAGAAGGCCCAAGACCCATGTGGACACCACACGCAGTGGTGTCTCCACTAGGGAGCCTTTTCGGTGAGAAGATCTTCTCTACAAGGGGGACATCCTCCTCTCGATGAAGGACTTCACATAGTTTAAGACCTATGTGTCGTGCCAGAGAGTGGTCGATGTAATCGGTAGCAGCTGTCAAGTCGGCAGAGAACATTCTTGAGTTCCCTGTCTGGCGTTCCAGCCTTACCTCCTTCCCTGTGAGCATGTCTTTAGTGACCACACACCTCTTCAAACCTCTAAGCCAGAGCTTTGTAAGTGTGCGAGCACATTGAACCTCCTCAGCGGGGTGAAGAGTTACAACTCGGATCTTACCTCCCATTTCCTCTAGGGGGTGAGGTTTGAGCTCCTGGACACCGCTTCTAAGATACGCTTTCCTGGTAAGTGAGTACTCAGGGATGGCATTGCTTTCCAAGGAATCTGCTGCTCTGTCGAAGGCATTGAACATTTCTTCGACATCTGCAGCAGGGAAAGCAGATGGATCTACCATCTCGGCGTACGTTACTTCGCCAGCGAATTCTATCATGGAAGCAAGGTCCAGATCGCGTTGCCTCTGCCTCTCAACAAGTGCACAGGCTGTGCCCCCCCTCCTTCGGGGGTGGGACAGGCATGCGCTTGCGTTGGGAAGTGGGGGTTGTAAATCTTCACCAGAAAGGGTGTGCAGTGGAAGGCTCTCTATGTACTTATCGAGAGCGGGGATGAGATCCTGATCCCATCCTCTTTCCTCTGCCCACCTTTTCTCCGTCTCCAGAATCGCGTTGTCAAGTTGCTCTTGGCTAACCCTCCAACCTACAGCACGGCCTATTGTACTAGCTAAGAATGCCTTCTTAGCGACCTTCAATGGTAACCGATGGTTGGTTAGGGCTAGTTGCCTGCAACAGTGAGAGAATTCCTTGAGGTACTTTGGTCCCTCTCGGATACACGCGTTAAGGAAGCTACAGAACCTTGCAAACATCTTGAGACTGCGGTCACCCCAGACTGTGGGGTCACCGTGTCTTAAAGTCCAAGATGTGCGCAAGGCCAAGTAGTGGGTCTTAACAGTGGTTAATCTTTCACGCTTGACAACACTTCTACCATCTGCAGACTCAACTTCTTTGAGAAACCTGCAGAACCGGGAAGACGAGTCTGTCCTTTGGGCGACTCGTTTAACCACTCGCACAAGGTTCCGCCATGATAGTGGTATCATGCGAACCTTCGGCTTGTGGCTCCCGGTGGGGACTCGAC